AGGCAGTCCAAGGGATGCTTGATGCTATACGCAGTCGTGTGCCCGGTCTCTCGGCGGACCTTGATCCTCGCCGGAACTTCCTTGGGCAGACCATCAAACACCCCGGTCAAGGTGAACTGTATAACCCCTTCACATACTCAACTGGTGGAAGTTCCTTTGTGGCGAAAGAGATTGCCAATGTCGGCCACGGGTTCACACCCCCCGGTGCTGTGAAGAATGGGGTAGACCTCCGTGGGTACAAGAATCGCAATAATCAGTCCGCATACGACCGATGGTTGGAACTCCAGGGTTCTGTAAAGGTTTCCGGGCGGTCCATCGAGCAGGAACTCACACGCCTGTTCAAGTCCTCCCAGTACAAACGCCTTCCTGAAGAGGACATTGAAGGTCTAGACAAGTCCCCCCGTGTTGCGGCAATCAACCGCGTAGTGTCCAAGTATAGAGCAAAGGCGTTCAGTCAAATGCTCAAAGAATTCCCAGAAGTCCACCGAAGAGACGAGATCGGAGCCTTGATCAAGCAGCATCGCAGATCAGGAAACACTTCTCAGGTTAACCAACTCCTCGCACTTATTGAGAGACAGTAATGCCATATTCATACGACAGGTATACCGCCGCAGGTGGTACTTCCTTTGAAATAACATTTGATTATCTATCTACAGATCACATCAAAGTGTATCTAGATGGTGTTGAGCAGTCTTCTGGATATAGCTTCACCGATGCTACCCATATTGGGTTTGACTCAGCTCCTAGCGGTGGTGCGATTGTTCTAATTGAGAGGAACACTCCAAAGACCAAGTCAGCATTTCAAGCAGAGATAGCTGACTTTCAGGATGGCTCTGTGTTGACTGAAAGTGACCTCGATAATGCTGTGTTGGGCCTTCTATATGTTGCCCAAGAGGCTGAGGACTCTGGATCGTTAAACGCTCTCAGTAGAGACCTGACAGATCAGAAGTGGGATGCTGATAACTCAGCAATCAAAAATCTTCTTGACCCAACTTCTGGACAAGAGGCGGTTACCAAGGCGTATGTTGATGGGTTATCTTTGTACAACTCACCAACCGCCATTGATCTCTATACGTTTAGTGGAGACGGCACCACAAAAACCTTTGCGATGGCCCCTGATCCTGGCTCAACAGATCCTGATTCTTTCTTTGTTGTACTTGATGGCGTACTTCAAGCTCCTGACAAATACACCATTGCCTCTCCAAACATCACGTTTACTACTGCTCCCCCCGATACTGAGGATGGGAACATTATCGTCCGAAACATAGGTCTCAAGCGAGATATCCTTGCGACACCTTTGTTGGCTAATGGATCAAACGCCAATCTTCCGATGCAGAAATCTTCAGGACAGACTTCCAACTTTCTTGAATGCACCGACACAGACGGAACAACCGACCTCGCTAAGATCAACATCTCCGGTGGTGGGGTCTTCTCAGCACTTACCATTAGCGGTGCAGCCGCCCTCAGTGGAGGTGCTACAGTCACCGGAGATGTCACCGTTACAGGTGAGGTGGATGCTGCTGTTGTAGATGGGGAGATAGTGGAGATGGGGCTCTGGACTACCGAAGACGATGGTTCTGTAGGACTTATGGGGAATCATTCCGATGCAAATGGCGTCGTTGGTGTAAGCACTGGCGGGCCCTTCATGCAAAACGGTGGGGCAAATGGGATGGGGAGGCATCACGATGATGCCCTCGTTCGTGGGCCGTATATTCAGGCGATGCAAGGAGGAATTAGGGTTGGTGGTAAATCAACAGCGACTGACCACCCTCCTGCTCCAATTACTTATTATAGCGCTGATGGGTTTCCAGATGTTGCATGGTCGGCTCTTGCAGACGAAGACGTTCCCTGCAAGCAACAGATCGATGCTCAATTTTCCACCACAGGAAGATGGCTTCTTCTAAGTAACACTGTGCTTGACTCCACGGACGGGTTGACAAAAGTTGGGAGCGGTTTCGGGGATTATGATGAGGTTCGGATCGTCTTTGACAACATCCGGGCCAAAGAATCTGGAGGAGCCGCCTCTGTCTTAAACCTCAGACTTCTCGATGCGTCTGATGCCACCTTGGATGTTGAGTATTTCCTAGCAGGCGACTTGGATGCAGAAGGGTATTTTTCAACCAACAGCGACAGTACAGGAACTAACGATTGCGTTACATGGGGTCCAGAAGCCAATGGCGTGGGCGATCTGTACAACAACTTTGCGTATGGGCAGTTTGAAATTAAAAACAACAAACTTACCTCTGACGCTGTAGTTGTAAGTCGCAATTTTGCCTATATGTTCTGGGAAATGGGGACTACTGACGATTCGACGAATGCAGGGTCTGGAATGAGAAGGGTGGGTTACGGTCTCCAAAACGATTCCAGTGATACAGCACAGAACACGGTTATTGATAAAATCGAACTCGGATTTTCAAGTTCATACACTGGTGAAACAGGATCTCTTTACGGGATTGTAGGAACCGTGAAAATCTATGGATTTAATTACCCAACATCATAATTCTGTTGATAGGAGTCGCAGACAATAATATCTCTGCGTAATTGTTATGACTACCAAAGTGTCAACAGATATGTTGGCAAATGTTACCTCAAAGACGCTGACATCATCATCAGCATCCGACGAAGGAAAAATCATCCAACTCAACGCTTCGGGAAAAATCCCTTCAACGCTTATATCCATTACTACCCATCAGTGGAGATATACGGGAACCTTTGCCGTAGGAACCGGGGAAGTCATTGTGGACACCGGGGATGGCTGGGAAGTCATCGACACCACAGGACAGGCCGTGAATAATGGTAGTGACACTACCGGCATGACCGTGACCGAGGGTGTGTTCTCTTTTCCTTCCACAGGAATTTGGCTTGTTACTGTCAACGCTTTGTTCACTCGCAACTCTTCGGATGTGGCTTTGATTGTTGCAGACCTTATGGCTACATCAGGCAGTGGCGGCTCGACTACTACTAGAGTTGCCCAAGGATGTGGAAGCGTCAGCAGTAGCGCACTTCAATGCAGTGTGACTGCTTCTAGTCTTCTCGATGTCTCCAACACTACGGATGTCAAAGTAAAGGTCCAAGTCAGTGCCCATTCCTCTGGGTGTGATTTCTCTGGGCACACTTCATTCAACAAGTCTTATTTAACCTTCCAAAAGATTTCGTGATCAATGAAGGGAACCACCGTGATGAACACCGAAGGTAATAATACGATTGTGGGAATAGGTGCGTAATGAACGAAGAACTCCTCCTCGCCCTTGGCCGGTTAGAAGGAAAGGTTGATTCCTTAATTACGTCTTTAGCAGTACATGACGAGGAACTCAACCGCCTCGATCATCGAGTTCGTCACCTTGAACAATCCAGAAGTTGGATGTTCGGGGCCGCTGCGGTCATTGGGGCTGCTGCATCATTTCTCTTTCAATACATTAAGGCAGATCAATAATGCTTATTCACAAATTCAAAGAAACCGGCGGGTCATTCCCGATTGATGAGGCAACCACCTCTGGTGTTGTAAACATCCACCTAAACGGCCCCCGCAGTGGGTTGTTTCAGGCTACTCAGGGGGCATCGGACGATGTTGATGTCACCCTCCAGGGTTCAATGGACAACACTAATTGGGTGGATATCCAGGCGTATGTTGATGTCAATAACGAGACAAAGGCTGCTGTTGTAACTCTGTTCCCATACATGCGTGTTGTGACGGCAAATGCCGCTGGAACAGTGACGGTCAGCACCTACATCGGAGAGTGATATGCCTTTATTGAAGCCCGAACACCTTACGGGGGATTTGCGGTTGTGGCTTCGTGCGGATTCCTTTAAAGGATCTTCAAAGTCCACAGCTCCTCTCTGGGCGGATGAGAGTGGAAACAATTACCACGCTGCTCAATCAACCTCTGATGATCAACCAGCAATCTTGTTGAATCACCAGAACGGTCTTCCAGCTCTGAACTTCGATGGAACCTCTGAGTTTATGACTCTGGATGGTACAGACACCGCTGGAGATAATTCTCCACTGGACGCTGGTGCAAGTTCTATTCTCTGTGTGACCGTATGCTCACCAGACAGTTCTGGGTCTACCCAGTCGGTGTGGTCCTTCAACGAGGAAACCAGCCAAAGTGCTTTTTGGTGGCGATACAACCGGCGGTTTACCTTCTTCTACTACGCGAGCACCACCCCTCTCCAATCCACCCAGTATGTTGCTGGGGACACTGTGGTTGCTTTGGCATCTCTCGATGCAACTGATGACCTTGTGTGGCGGGTTGATGGGACAGAGAAAGACACTCGGTCTGGTGAGACGGGCGGCACAGATGCTGGTCCTTTCTACATCGGTGTAGAGGATGGTAGATCAAATTTCTTCAATGGGAAGATCTACGAGATCATCATCTTTCACGCAGACCTCTCCGACTCTATTGAAGAGATCGAGGGGTATCTACATCACAAGTGGGGGCTAGAAAGTAGTTTGCCAACAGAGCACACTTACAGATACACACCGCCGATTGCGGGGTACTCTGTTATTGGTTTGTCACTGTCTTCGGCCACACTTTCTGAAACACTTGTTGGTGATCTTGTATCCCCACTTAATATGAGAGACCGTTATCATGGATAAGAAAGAATTAGGGAAACTCCACGAAGCATTATCAGAACTTCTGTTTGCCCGTGTCATTTCAGGAGAGGCTTCTTCTGGAGAGTTGGCTGTTTGCCGTCAATTCCTAAAGGACAATGGTATCGACGCCAACATAAACCAGAGTGCGCCTTTAATGAATCTGGCGAAGGTACTCCCGTTCGACCCTGAAGCTCAGATCAAGGATACCGCATGAAACAACTAAAGATTCAGCCTGAAAAACCCCGGTGTCCTGTAGGGTGGCACGCAAAGTTACTAAAAGATCGTTGGGTGTGTGTACCAGATACTGATGGAATCTTCTCCCCACACCAAATCAACGCCACCTCGTTCAACAGTCCAAGTTACAACCTGACGCAAAACCGCCCAATAGGACAGGCTGGTCAAGGGGGGTTTGGTAATCCAGGGATGACGATTAGAAAATAATGGACCCACGCCTCAAGGACTTCAGGAACTTCCTGTTTATAGCGTGGGATCACCTTGGTCTCCCTGACCCCACCCCGATCCAATACGACATTGCTGACTACATTCAGTGTGGTCCTAAGCGTCGATGCGTAATGGCCTTCAGGGGTGTTGGTAAGTCTTGGATCACTTCTGCATTCGTATGCCACCAGCTCCTGATGGATCCCACCAAGAACATCCTGGTGGTGTCTGCGTCTAAGCAACGTGCTGATGACTTCAGTACATTCACTTTGCGGTTGATCTCTGAGATGGAGATCCTGAACCACCTGAAACCTCACGAGACTCAGAGGAACTCCAAGATTGCCTTTGATGTTGGTCCTGCTCCAGCGAGCCACGCACCTTCGGTGACCTCCAAAGGGATCTCCTCACAGATCACAGGTGCTCGTGCAGACCTGATCATTGCGGATGATGTGGAGTCTTTGAACAACTCAGCGACCCAGATGATGCGTGACAAGATCGGTGTTGCGGTACAGGAGTTCGATGCTGTTCTGAAACCAGAGGGTCATGTGATCTATCTGGGGACTCCTCAGTCTGAGCAAAGTCTCTACAACGAACTCCCAGACCGTGGATATGATGTGAAGATCTGGCCCGCTCGGAAACCTACTGAGAAGCAGGTGGTGGGTTACGGCCCCAGGATCGCCTCAACAATCCTTGAGATGGACCTTGAGGAAGGTGCCCCAACAGACCCCAAGAGGTTCAATCAGTTTGACCTCATGGAGCGTGAGGCGTCCTATGGTCGTTCTGGGTTTGCTCTCCAGTTCATGCTTGACACCACTCTGAGTGATGCTGACAGGTATCCTCTGAAGCTACACGATCTAATCGTGATGCGTCTGGATGCTGAGAATGCTCCTGAGAAGGTGGTTTGGGCGGGGTCTCCTGAGTATGCCTATAAGGATATCCCGTGCGTTGGCTTCAACGGTGATCGGTATTACATGCCGATGGGGACCAACGGTGAACTCCTGAAGTATCAGGGATCCGTTATGGCGATTGACCCCTCTGGTCGAGGTGCTGATGAGACGGCCTATGCAGTGGTCAAGATGTTGAACTCTCAGCTCTTTGTGACGGCTGCTGGTGGGCTACCGGGGGG